ATGGATAAGTTTGACCGGCAATTACAGAACGATATTTTAACCGCTTGCATGAGAGCTTACCCACACTCAGCAGACTTTCTTTATTATCTCAATACCTCTGTCGAAGCATGCTGGGACCTAAGCAACACAGAAGCCCATAGCAAGCTTCACGCCAATCTGGTTTATCTTGCCGAGCATAATTTGATAAAACTCAATGCAAATCCCCAAGACAGTCCTCTTCATATACTTGAAAATATAACGGCGACCGCTAAAGGCATCGATTTTCTCTTAGATGATGGCGGACTGGGTGCGATACTGGATGTGCAAACAATCCGTCTGCACAACGACACTCTCATTGCGCTTGAAGATATTATTCGCGTTGCCAATATTCCGGAAGAACAGCAGAAAGGATTGATTGCTAAACTCAGGGATCTTCCAGCCGATGCCCTGAAGCATTTGACCTTACAATTACTCACTCAGGGCATTCTGAACTTGCCCCACGCACTTCAGATCATTCAAACTGCCCTACGTAAGGGCTGAATATTGACAGGTCAGGATAGGGAAAAATATTGATGGCTAAGCCTTTCAGTTAGCCTTATCCTGAAAAGATGGCACAAACCGGCATAAGAATGATGCAAAGTCAGAAAGCCTCTTCGCCAGACTTATGCCTAAATTTCTTCAAGAAATTAAAAGGCCTGAATTCGATAAAGTACCGAAGCCAGGCCCAGATAGCTGCCAGATAAACCGTCCAGTTTACAGTGTCAACTTGTACACCGGGAGCGACAAACAGCTCTGATTATTTATTTTGTTTTAGCTGGCACATATAAATAACAGCCATCACCCCGATTAACCAATACATAGCCGGGTTTAGAGGTGCTTCCTGGACAATATGATGCACCGTTATTAATGGCTGATGCAGGTACAGATACAAATGATGCCAGAAGAGGCAGTGCTAATGTGATTAAGACTTTTTTCATAAAAAACCCATAATAATTACTTAAAATAATATTATTCTGATACTCTACACCAGATATAAGTATAGAATACCGCAGTACCATACTCTGCTAAAAGCAATAGTCAACAATAAGTAACTGGTGCCATTTGAAAATTGAATAAGACAGTAAGATAATTGCTAAGCCATCCTGAAAGAGCTGCGAATGAATAATATTATCAGCCTTCACTCTCGAAATAAGATTAATATCACTTTCGATAAGATTATTCTTTTATAGATACTCTATATTATTTTTACAAATCATCCTAAGATGACTCATATATCCAGAACACCATAAATTCAGTGAAGGAAGCAGTATGTCAACATTCTTAATCATCGCATTCCCGTTACTGGCCGTAGGATTAGCATTAGTTGCGCTTTTTTATCGAAAAAGGGATAAAAATTTTCTTATACCCGGTTTCGTGCTGATTGCGGCCGGGCTGGTGAATGCTGTAATCGGTATGGGTGTTAGTTAGTCTTCTGAACAGTCCGCTTTCGCCGCTGACAAAAAAGTTTTATAAAAAACACAATCGACTATCCGGCCAGCGCGCCGGAAAATTTTTTGCCTGCTCCTTAATGGCTTCGCAAAATCAAATCGTCGGCCTTTCCGCTTCATGCACGCGCAGAATCTCCGACGTCACGACGCCTAACAGCTCTACTTCTTCAAGTACACTTCCTTCGTATGCCTCCCCTTCCTGTGTGATGATGCTGTTACCCATCAGCTTCCCTAGCTGAGATTCACCAAACACTTCAAAAACAATTCTATTGCCGCTCCTGGCTGAAATGCTCCTGTCGACAATGAATAACCTGTCGCCGACATCAAGAATCATCATCGATGCCGGATTGATTGCGATGAAGTCATAAATGTTAAGCCGCCTTTCGATATGATCGCCAGCCGGTGACGGGAATCCCATAGCTACCTCCAGTGATTAGCGTTGAAAAGCCTAAACGTTCTGCTTTCCCCTTCCTGAGTAGAGATATCCTTGAACTGATCCTGATGATGTTCAATCCACTGGTTAGCTTCCTTTTCTGTCCAGTGCCAGTTCACTTTCGCCAGCTCCGCAACAAAATCCACAGTGGTAATGGTACGCCCGGTTTTCGGCAGAATTTTTACCGCTGCGCGAAATGCCGCTTCGATTTCGTATTGTCTTGCCATGAGTCTTTAACCCGATAATTACTGTATATGCAAACAGTATTATCAAAGTGTATAACTGATCAAGCGACTTAAGTACAGGTTTGCTCTATGCTGTTGCGCAGTGGGAAAATTTAGAACAGGTCAGGGCTGGCGCTAATCAGGCAAGGGTTAGCGATGACATCCTAAGATGACTGCGCTATAGCCGATTCTTCTGATAGCCTGGCATCAGATTAATCGTCAGTCGCGATACTCCCCACTAACACCGGAGGTTTATTCTCCTAAACCCTCCCTCTTTATATCGCCAGCATTCAGCCTATTTAAAAAAGTCGACAGAAAGCTCTTCCCGGGATTTGTAGTTCGGTCAGTAGTAAATTAGCGCAGTGTTTTGAGCAGCCTGTCGGCTTATGTTCGCGATTGATTTAGCCATACCAAAGTATATCGGGATGCCCGTAGTGTCGGGTATGATTTGGTTTGAACTGAATATTGGTAATTTGAGGAATTTTCGTAATACAAATGAAAATTTCTCTTAAAATAAACAAACAAAAAAAGACCCTGCACCTTTAATGGCACCTAAAATCAATAACTTAGGTGCCATTATGTCTACATTATGCCTACAGCCTATGGTCGGCTCAGTTTGGCGTCTAAATCTTCGAAAAAGGTTTTGCTATGTGATTGAAGTTAGATTAATTCCATTATTTTAGCTTTTTTATCCTGAAATTCCTCTTCAGAGAGAATTCCGGCGGCCTTTAACTCAGCAAGCTTTTTCAGTTGTTCGTAAGGATCGGCTGTTGTAGATATGGGTTGCGAAGCCGTAGGATTAGCGCTCAGATGTCTACCAGCTTCAATTGCAGCAATCAGTAAAGCCTCGCCTTCTTTATTGTAGGTTTTGAATTCGAGGTCATCATGGCTGGTATGCATCTTTATTGACCTGTGGCCGAGTATAGATTTTCTCTCTATAGAAGTTATTGCCTTCAACGGAATATTTTCAATAACCTCGCCCAAAAGCCCTTTTCGATAAAATGCTACCCTTATATCAGTAACAATAAGAGCACCATTGTACTGCTTATCCTTGCCCTGCCCCATCAATCTGCCGATATAACCCTCAGCCCAAGCTACAGCAGCTTCTCCATTCTGGAGGTGCTTACTCTTAAAGTTCTCAACGTGTTTATTGGTTTTCATTCTCAGCCTTCATTGATTGCATGCAGCGTTCAACGCATTGAATATGCGATATAAAATGGCGATTGCTTCTTAGTTCTTTCAATAATTCAGTTTTAGATATTCAGTGGCAACAAAATGTCTACAGTAAACTATGCCTTAATCGCAAAGTTCCAGTCCTTTATCGAGTAATGTGTCAATGCTTTTCTTAGCACCCGGAAACTCGGGGTTATCCAGCCATACCGATTTGATATCACCTGCCTCAACTTTTCCGGCTCTTACCAAGCCCTGAGCCGTTCCATTAAGAGGGTAGTATGTGTCACTCATTGGATTGATGACGAAAACACCGCCACCAGGCAGACACGTCAGAACAGCACGATCAAATTCTAGTGGCCATTCATCGCCTGAATCTTTTTTGAAAACAGCTTCACTATTATCTTTAGAGAATGCAGCACCAGAGAAAGCTAACAATGATGCTAACAAAACAACCTTTTTCATAATTTCCTTTCAAATATGTTTTCCAAGTGTAAACAAAACAGCCCCATAAGGTTTAATATCAGCAAGGGAACACTCATAACTTATTGAGCTATTGGCTAGCCTCAACTTTCCGCCCGGTAGGCGAGCTATATCGAAAACGTCATAAGCGCCATCAACGATAACAAACCATCGGCCGCTGACGATTTCATTTTGGGACCTGTCGATGAGCCATGAATATTTAACACCCTCAATATATTCAGCACTACTTGATGATGCATTTAACAGCGTTGGGTCTGCTGTCCACAGACCTGCATCTTTCAGTCGCCCGGACTCAAAACGATACTTAGGGATCTGGTTAGCTGACGGGATGGCAGATTGATTGCTGGTTGGTTCGCCCTTTCCTGTAGCTAACCATTGAAGTGATACGCCGGTATCGAGTGCACACGCCACCACCACATCACCGGGGAAATAATCTCGGCGAACCCAAGTGCTTACCGTGCCGGATGAAATGTCGAGTAATTCACATAGCTGTTTTTGCAGGGTAAAGCCGTATGCATCCAGTATGCGCCGCAAAACAAGCTTACCGCCGTTAGACATAATCTCGTCGTAAAGAGCCTTACCTCTAACCTCCAGCGGCTCCTTATCAAAACTTGCTTTTGCAAGCTCTCCAGTAACCAACCAGTTGACATCACTCTGTGTATCTAAAGCACATTGAACAATCACATTCCCCGGAATCTGGTCACGCTGCAACCAACCGGCAACATTACTTTTTGCAATCTCAAGATGCTCTGCCAGCTCTTTTTGCATAGTAAACCCATATGAAGACAGGATTCGGTCTAGAACATCAGCAGCTTTTGCAGACTCAATAAGCATTTTGTTACCTTAGGTTTGATTTTCATATTTACAGATATGAAAAACGGATCTGCAGTATGCACATACCACATGTAACACCATAGAACACGATGACTTATCGGAGATACTGCTTTATACATACTGAAAATGCAAACAGTCAGAACGCATTTGACTTACTTGAATCGCCTGAGCTGCTGTCAAATATTACATCAGCACTTATGCCGGCTCTTAGCGCAGCTGTTAACAACGCTGTTGAAAAGGCACTTGCGGTCAACACATCCGCAACCATGTCTAAAGAAGACTTCGCAGCAGCCAACGGTATCAGCAAGTCCATGTTAGAGAAGTGGATTGCTAACGGCGTTGTGCTTCTTGCCCCTACCCCAACCAGCACAGTTACGCGAACTATCGAATGCAAAAAGACAGGTCAGACGCGCACTGACGTGAGGGAAAAACACGGTAACGCACTGGTAAATGTTGCTGAATGGCGCGAGAAAAATCTGCAACACGCAATTAACTGCCGCTACATCAAACGCTAACTTGATTTTGCAAGTTTCAAGGGTTCGAATCATGTTTGATTTTCAGGTTTCCAAACACCCTTATCTTGATAATGCCTGCCGTCAGTTTGCACAAACGCACAACCTGACCGAGCTGGCGCGCAAAGTCGAAATGAAAGCGCAGGTACTACGCAATAAGCTGAACCCGGAACAGCTGCACCAGTTAACCCTGACTGAACTGATGCTGTTAACTGATGCCAGCGAGAATGCCGCACTGATTGATGATGACGCCAGCGCCAGACTTACTGACGCCGCTCAACGGGATTATTTCACTCTTAAAAAGCCAATCGTCATCATCACCACACAACTAACTGGGCTGCAGCAGTACATTAAAGAACAGTGTCTGAATTAGTGTTCGAAAGACTAAACTCAAGGTGTGTATGAAGCTGGTAAAAGCCCAAGCATTTACCAATAGTTTTCCGAATTAAAGAAGAAACTAATATTATAAGCTTGACTCTGTTGGGGGTTTCATGAGCCTTGAATTCATAGCTTCCCTTGCTTATACCGTCTGAATCAAAAAGCTCTAAGCTTTCTTCATTAAGAGATAAATCAACATCATTATCTATATTCCTGATAAGGTCAGCTAACGAGGTAATAAAACTTTTTTCGATAAAATCAGTGTGTATGTTGTGCGCAAGACCGTTTCTCAGAGAGTTAAATTTATCAAGCACTCTGAAAGATGGTGTAGGCAGGCCAAGTTTTGACGCTAGTTCGAGCTTTTTGAAATAACTTAGTTTGAATGGTCTTCCTTCTTTCGAAGTGGAGTCAAACAGGTTTTCCTTCCCAATTGCTGAACAAATGAACGCTTCAAGAAAGTTTTCTGTAATTAGGTGTAGCCTCAGTACTACACCAATGTCATCTTTGCTTTCAGTTGATGCTATCAATGCATTGCGTACTGATTTGTTGTCGAAGAGTTTAATAAAAATAAAGTTATTCATAATGTCCCGGTAAGCAGGTAATTGAATGGCACTCACCGACAGATAAAATATTTTTTGTAGCGAGTACCTTACTTGACTTGAATGCCACGCAAGCGTCCATCAGAGCAGGGTACAGTGATAAAAGCACAAACCGTACAACATCTGAAAACCTGACATCCTAAAAAGGATCGCCGATCTCACTGCAGATCGCAACGAGCAGTTAAACATTTTTGCTGCCTATGTGCTGCGTCATCTGGCAGAAATCTATTAAGTCGATGCGCCTGAAACTGCTTGTGATGGACTATTGTTAAAATCGATAACCAAATGCCTGCCTCATATTGCTGCTATATCGCGGGCTTTGACATAGCTGGAATGTTTGAAAGCATAGTGGATGGAACTCGGAAGATGTCACGCGGATGCTTTTCAGCGATGTCAGGGATAATCGAGTATTTATCACTCAGAGCAAAACCAGCCATAAGCTGGCCATACCTTTAAACCTTGAGCTGAAAGCATTGGGGTTGTCACTTGAAGCAGTTATCGATTTATGCCGACGGGATAATCCGTCAGATTATATGATCTATTCAGCCGTAAGGCGCGGGGGCAGAAAGCCAGGCCCTGTTACGCCGGTTGCTTTAACCCAGGCTTTTGCTGAAGCACGAGAATTGAGCGGTATTAAGTTCGGTGAAAATCCACCGACATTTCATGAAATACGTAGCCTGGCAAGTCGATTGTTCAAAGCCGAGAATGGCGAGGATTTCGCGCAGAAATTACAGGGACACAAAAACCTGTCAATGACCAAAAAGTATCTGGATACTCGCGGGCAAGAATACATGATGGTTTAG